CCCACACATCGGCAACCGCCGTCAGGCCTTCCGCCAGGACGATAGAAGGATCAGCCCCAACCACTTCACCGCCCGCCCGCGCCGCCGAACGGATGCGCAATTCAGTGGTTCCGATTTTATCGGCAAACAACGCTTCCGTTCCGTTTGCCAATGCGGGCGTTGTGCTGTCGGTCTTCTTCAGGTTGGCGTGTTGATTGTTTGCGTCACCTGCGTTGATGGCTGAAATCAAGTTGTCCAGGGACTCTTCGGCATCCGCGCCGATTTCAACGCCGATATACGCATCATCCCCAAGGTCGCCACCCGTTGCCTGGAACTGATAGACATCCGCGCCAATGGTCACGGTATCCAAAGCCGTTGGATTGGTGGCAACCTTCAGTTGTGCCGAAGCACACGCGCCGCTTCCGCGTGCTGCGGACCATACCGCCGCCCCTGCCGCTTCGTCTTCGCACGTGAAAACTTCGCCGCTGTTCTTGTTGGTCCATTTGGACCCCTTCACGAATCCTTCATTGGCGTCATCGGTTGCACCGGGGTCAACATCGGCAATAACCGCCCGAATCCTTACCCGGCTTCCATCAAAAAACTTGTCCATGCGGTCAAAAGTCGCCATGTTATCACCCCTTCTTCATCGTTCACTTTAGGCCCGCAGGCCCGCCTAGGTAACATTGAACGCGAAGGCGAACACATCCGATGCCGCTATTTGATATCCCGCAATGGAACCGTTCCAATACAGGAAATCACCCGCCTGCAGGGCGGGAAAGGTTCGCGCCGTTGCGCCGCCGTCACCCGAAAAGTAACATTCCCTTGTCTTGACTCCATTCCCCACATCAAGCTGAACGCCATTGCAAAAGGCAAGTGCCCCCTTTTGCGTGCCAACGGGCGTTGCCGCCAAACCCGAAGCCGCCGCTTGCTGCCCATCGGCGGTTGTAACCAACCCGGCTATGCCGCCCTGAACTTGAAGGGATTGAATGGATGATGCACCCCCGCCGCCCGTACTAGGACGGTGCGGAAGCCTTATGCCGGATAATCGCCCCATTCAACACCCCCCTTTGGCTATGGAACATCAGGCACAAACCACAACTTTGTGGTCAGGCCCGCGCCGCATTGATGTTCGATGAATTTCGCGCCTTGGGGGATGGGAATGGTATCACCCGCCGCAACCTCAACTTCCCCTTCGTGCTGCAATCCGTCACGATTCAAGTTCGTGCCCGTCTTGCCGCCTTGCCGAAGGAAAACCGGATTTGCGCCAACGTTCAACAGGGAACCACGCGCCGCATCAACCGTTATCAGGTTGACGGTATCGTTGCATTCAATGGTAGCCCACTTGGCGTTGACAGTGATTGGTCCTGCCGCCATGGGCGCACCCCCTTCCTGAAGGTAAAGATGGGCGGGGCACGAACCCCAGTGCGCCCCGCCCATCGGGCCAAGAAGGAAGCCGCCTAGTTGGTGATGCCATCCGCCGCCGCAACGGAAAGTTCAGAATGCAGCGCAACGGAGGTGTACCATCGAACCCGGTAGCGGGTTGCGTCCTTGTTCTGGACCGGGCCAACCACCTTGACTTCAACCCCGCCCTGGCTATCGGACATCAGGCCCGCCAAACCTTCGGCTTCGTCCAGTGCCGCCAGGAAAATCGTGGTTTGGTCACTGCCCGTGCCCTTCGTTTGATTGACCGGAATCCAGTCATTCTTCAAGATGGGAATTCCACGGTAGGAAGGAATGGGCCCCGTGATGCCTTCCACGGTCAGGTGTTCGGGATTGGTGCCGCCAAGCGCCCGCACAAGCTGGATGTACGCCCGAAGCGTGCGGGAAGGCATGATGTAGACACGCTGCCCGCCAACCTTGACAAGGTCAATCATTTCGTCAAGGAAGTCGAAGGAAAGCGCGCCGCCATTGTCACCGGTATCCGCCATTTGCCCGGCAGGCATCAGGTTCAGCAAGCCATCGAATTCCTTGCCCGCCGTGCCCGTGCTGTCGCCGTTAATCAGCTTGTTGGCGAAGCTTCGGCCAACAACCTTGGACTTGGTGCCAATCTGCACGGCGCTTTGATCGGTCGTATCGGATTCCTGCGTTTGCAGGAAGTCGTCAACGTCCACATCCCCGATGATGCGCCGAAGGGTTTCGGTCACCTTCGTGAACGTTGATGCGCTTTCGGTGATTTCTTCGTTCACGTCCACGAAAGCCGCCGTACCTAGCGAAGCTTCGCGGTTGTAAACATAGGCCTTGCCAGAAATGGGGATGAACGGAAGAAGGGCGAAAACTTCATCCGAAGTGATGATGTTTTCAATGACGCCCTGTCGAAGCATGTCGTTTGACAGTTTGTCGGCTTCGTCTTTGAGCAACGGCATGGTTGCGGTTCCTTTCTATCTTCGCCTGCGAACCGCAACCACCCATAAGGCCCAAACTACGTGCTTTGGTGGCGCAGTCCTGCGGCTATCTTCTGCGTGGGGGAAAGCTTTTGCCCCGGCATTTGAACGGGTGCGCCCGGTCTTCCACCGGTTCCGCCCACCCGGTCAGGCAGGAACAAATTGATGTATTCGTCTTTCCCCTTCAAGGTCTTGACGTATTCGTCAACCGTCAAGGCTTTTTCAACTTGCTGCCCGTCTTCTTCAACCTGCACCTTCACCACCGCTTCAAACCTGCCCGTTGGCTTCTGCAAGTTGTCCTTCACTTCTTCCAACACGGCAAGCCGCCCAACGTGGTCAACGATTTGCTGCGGGTTGTACGCCTTGTGCTTCGCCGCCGCCGACAGAATGGAATTCTCAATAAGGTGCGCTTCGTATCGGTTCTTCCATTCATCCCGTTCAGCGTTGGCCACTTCCAGGGCTTCTTGTTGCTTCTTTTCAAGCGCCGTCTTTTCGCGCTGCAGTTTTTCCTGTTCCGTCAGCAACGCCCCTTCCAGTTCTTCAACCCGCTTGTTCAGCGCCGCCCGGCTTTCATCGGTCAGGTTCTTGTCTTTCCTAAGCTTTTCCAGTTCAGCAAGCTGTTCCCGCTGTTGTGCCTTGAACCGTTCTTCCGCCTTCCTACGTTCTTCGGCAACCAAGGCGTTCACTTTGGATTGCGGCACCTTCTTTTCATCGCCGCTTCCACCGCCCGCGCCGCCTTCACCGGAACCCGCGCCGCCTTCACCGGAACCCGCGCCGCCTTCGCCGCCTTCACCGGAACCCGCGCCGCCTTCACCTGAACCGCCCGCGCCGCCGCCCCCGCCGCCCCCTGCACCTTCAGGGAACTTGAAGTGCACGCGACGAAACAACCCTTTCAAGCCCGAACCGTAACGACTATGACGCAATTCACCTATAAGCATTGCAACCACCTTCCCCGGTTGTCCGGTTTAGCCCGTGCTTGAAGCCGCACGGTTGGCTTTATCCCTGCCCCGTTGACTTTCGGCCCAACGGTTAGCCGTACACTTTACAACCCCGCCGATATCCGGCCCAACGGTTAGCCGCCGCCCCCGAACCGCGCCCTAGGAACTTGGGTTCTTGGCCTTATCCATGCCCGCCTTTGCCGCCGCCTGAAGATTGGTGCCGCCTGCGCCGCCGCCAACCCCGGTGCCGCCCTTCGCGCCCTTGACCACGGGTGCCGTTGACTTCACGGGAACCGGAAGACCTTCCACTTTCCCTTCACCGCTGCCCTTGTAAACCCCGCCGCCGTGCCTTGCCATTTCGTTCCCCTTTCAGCTTATGCGTTCCAAGTCCAGTTCACGCGGGTCAACAAGCCATTCGTTCAGTAATCGCATGGCGGTTGTTGACGGAAGGTTGCTGTTTTCGGAAAGCAACTTCAGCGCCCCGTCACCAGAATATGAAACCGATGCATCCCCCACCTTTTCGCTAGACTTGCCCGCATTACCATGGATTGCTTCCAAGTCAAGGCCCCGCAAGATGGCAAGCGCCACTTCGCAGCAAGCGATTGACACTTCCTGCGGCACTTCATCATCATCGTTGCGTGGGAATTCATTGACTTGTTCAGGGTCCGTTTTCCGCCCTATGAAGTTCAGGGTGTTGATGGTGCGGGTTGCTTGTGCAAGGGCGGCATCACGTTTGGCTTGGTCCGCTTCAAGCCATGCATCCTTGTCAACCACTTCCGCGAAGTAGTCATTTGCGAATTCAATATTCGCATATGGAACGGTCGCAACAAAGGTTGCCATGAACTTTCGCCCCTCACATCTACCCAACCTTTACATCAAATGCACGATGCAGTAAAGACCAAAAATCACTGAACCTTGTTTGGGTCTACTTGCGGCGCGCCCGAAACATCGATGATTTCAGCCCCGAATTCGGCAACGGCGCGCCCTGCAATTTCCTGTTGTGGGTTGGGTATTTCAGACCCAATTTCAGGCGCAAGCCTGATTGTGGTATCGGTCAGCACATCGGCCACTTCCGCATCAGGCCCCACCCACTTCCAATCGGTGCTGATGAAGCCCGGCACACGCGGAAGCTTCAACGTGTATTCATCGCCCCACAACCTGATGCGCGTTGCCATCCTTAGCCCCCCGGCTTCACCCTTCCATCCAGTATGTCATAAATCAGTTCAAAGTGTTCATCATCGCCGGTTGCGAACCTGAACGCATCCAGAAAGAAGCGTTCAAAGCCAACTGATGTGACTTCCGTTGCAACCCGTTTGCCGGGCGTCATCCCAAGCCCGCGATACTTCCGATATTCCTTGCCCACGTAATCCGTGACAAACGGTTTAGGGCTTCGCCTGAACACCTCATTTGAGCGATACTTACTATCCGGGTATTCATCCACGAAGTGCAACAACGGTTGGCCCGCCGTGCGCCTGTCAAGGAAGGCTTCAGCGGCACCCATTACATGCGGATTGATGGTTTCTATGTGGTGCCCGAATTCATGCCAGTATGAAGGGATGAAGGCGTCTTCGCTCATTTCCATGTTGTTCAACAGGGGGTCATACTGCGAACGCCCGCCCGCCAAATCTATAACGGTCACCCCTTCGGCGTTCAACGTGTTTGGAAGCCTTTCGCGAATCGGTTGCATCCACTTCTCAATGCTTTCCTTCATTTCGGCTTGTTTCGTTCCGCTCTGAACGTGCATATAGTACGGGGCGCGCTGCCCTTCATCCTTCAACAGTGAGCGCATAACCGCATCGTTGAAGCGTTGCCTTCTTCGGTCTTCAACGGCATCAAGTGCGCGAATACGCTTGCGCAGAAAGCCCGCCGTCTTATTGAATTCTTCAGGCTTGCCGTTCGTGATGTCTATAATTTCAAGCAATGCCTTTTGCTTCTTGATTGAAAGCCTGCCGCGCTCCATATCAAGCAACGCTTGCCTGATTTCCTCAGTGCTTCTATTGAATTCAGCGGTTGCCTTGGTCAACCGCTTGCGCTTATCGGTAAGGTCTAGTGAACGTTCAAAGGCCCGTTCAAACAACGCAAATTCCTTCTTAGCCCGTTCCGCGAACACCCGGCCTTTCTTGAACTTCGCAAGCTTGCGCGCACGTTCTTCCTTCAGGCGCGCCTTCAGCGCCGCGTTCTGCGCCTTCAGGGCTTCGCGTTGCGCCTTCTTGGCTTCGCGTTCAGCCTTCTTGGCTTCGCGTTCAGCCTTCTTGCGCGCCCGTTCTTCAGCCTTCTTGCGCTTGCGCTCTTCGGCTTCACGCTTCTTGGCTTCGCGTTCCTTCCGCTTGGCTTCGCGTTCGGCTTCGCGCTTGCGCTTCAGTTCTTCCTTCTTCAGGCGTTCGGCTTCGCGCTTGGCTTCGCGTTCCTTCTTCAGGCGTTCCAGTTCTTCAGGGGTTGGCGTCTTCTTGCGCTTGCCCGCGCTTGGCTTCCCGGTCTTCCTGTTCAGGCGGGCAAGGCGGCGCGCCTTGGTCAGGTTCAGGGCTTGGGCAATGGTGCCCTTTGCAATGTTCAAGTCAGTGATGAACTTCGCCAACTGCGGGCTTGCCCCCTGCGGGATGCCGATGGTGTGCTTGACTTCCTTCAACACCTTCAACTGTTCCTTGTTGATTTGCTGGATGGTCGCCCTTTCGAAGTCCACACCGAAGCGCCGCGCCAACCGCCTGATTTGCTCGTCATCCCGATTCTTGGCCAGGGCACGCCGCACAACTTCCTTGTTCCGCCTGTATTCAAGGTTTTCGCCCACAATGTCCCTGATGTCTATCTTGCGCCCGGCCCAAAGTTGCTGCTTTGTCTTGGTTCCCAATATGCGCCGCTGCACTTCCGCCGATTGCCTGCGCAACCACGCTTCAAATTTGGCGTCACTGCGCACGAACTGTTCAGGCCCCCGGATGCCCCGCTTCGGGTCACTGATGCCCGTGCGCGTGCGGCGCAAGGATGTTCGTTCCGCTTCATCAAGGTCAGGGTCACGAAAGACGCCAACCAAGATTGACCGGCAATTGGGATGTGCGGGCGGGCCGGGCGGCTTGGACCCCAACGGATAGAACGTGCCGTGCAGGCGTGCGCATATGTCCGATGTGCGTGAATCAAACGTGGTATCCCATTTGTATCCGCTGAAAACATCGGGGTTCGAATTGTATTCCAACATGTGGGCGTTGTTAACCGCCGCGTTCAGGTGCGTTCTTGCCACCCGTTCCGCCTGGACTTCGGTAAGGCCGAACGCCTTTTGAAGCTTGGCCGAAGTTTGCGGGATGCTTTCGCCGTTGGTAACCGCATTCGTAAGCGTGGCGCGCATGGCGTCCTTGGTCTTGGTCGATAACTTGCCGAAGTCGCGCAGCACTGACTTTCCCATGGTCAACGGCTTGGTTGCACTGTCTTCCGCCGCCGCCTTGAAGACTTGGCCGAAGCTAACGCCCAACTTCACCTGCTTGCCCGCAACCCCACTATCAACGGCGTACTTCACATCCAGGCTTCCGCGCCGAAAGGCCGAACGCTTGGCCCCCAATAGCTTGCGCTTGGCCCCCAAGAAGCCTTCGTCAATCAAGTCTTCCATTTCGTTGATGGTGTTCAGGATGCCTTCGCGTGTGCGGCGGTTTTCCCTGAAGCGCCGTTCACCTTCGGGGATGTACGGCAGGCGTTGAAGCTTGGCAATAGCCCGGTTCCGGGTGCGCACAAGTTCCATTCGAACGGAAGCGGCGGCGGCTTCTTCCATTGCCATCGACCGTTCACGCCGGTCCAAGATTTCATCGGTGAATGTGGACATAGCCCGCGCCCGTTGCTGTCACATCTTTCCGCTAAAGTGAACGTGCCTAACATAAGTCCTTTGGGTATTGCCATAAGTCAAGCATTGCAACATGTGCACGCATTCACTTTAGGTTTCGCCCGGCCCGCCAAGTTCTTCCGCGCCCGGCCCGCCTTGCGCCGCGCCGCCTTCTTCGGCTATGCCGCCTTCTTCGGCTTCTTCCACATCGGTGCCGAAGCCTGCCGCCATGTTGGCTTGCATGCGTTCGCTTTCCAGTTCGTCTTCAGCCATCACGCGCAACGCTTCTTCTTCGCTATACCCGCGCAGTGCCGCCGCGCCTTCCCTGGATACCACCTTTGCCGCCACGTCCTTTTGGATCATTTCCGCCCGGTCCTTGTTGTCATCCATGGGCGGCATGGCATCAACTTCAGCTTGCGCCTTGGTTATTTCTTCCTGCGAACCAATGCGCTTGCCCGCAACCTCAATGATGCGCTTATCAATCATCCCTTGGAACGTTGGCGACCTAACCGCCGATTTCGTTTCTTTCAGCGTGTTGATTTCGGAATCGCGGTCTTCCGCCGTGCGCACGCTATACCCCTTCGGGTATGACACTTCATAGGCCTGATTGGGCACCCCGATGAATTCATGCCACAACCCCGCCACTTCGCGTTCACCGGTTTCAAGCGCCGTCGCGACATAGGCAAGCCCGGCCTCTTCGCCCATGCGGTCGGCTTCCTTGGACTTGCCGCTTTGCTCCAGGGCCTTGACCGCAAGCGAAGTCAGGGCAAGGTCAACCATCATCCTGATTTCACGTTGGATTTGGCTTTGCTTCTCCATTGAAGCCTTCAGGTTTTCAGTGGGCGGATGGATGAAGCCGGGCCTGTCCAGTTCCTTTGCATACCCGCGCCCCTTGCCAACCCCCATTTGCGCAACGTTGCCGCGTTCATCGGTGCCGATGCGGTCTTGTAAATCGACTTCTTCGCCTTCGGTGCTTTCCATCCTGCGCCTGGATGCCTTGGGCTTAATGCCCTGCTTTGACGGGTCATACTGTTCAGTGTAGATGGGGAAGTTCCCGCGAAACAGAAACGACATATCCGTTGATGCTAAGTTGAGCAACGCAACTTGCATATCCGCTATGTCCGTCATCACCGCATCCACAATCCTGAATTCCACAACCGGCACCCGCGTTAGGTTCAGGATGACGGGCGGGGTCAACAACCTTTCTTTGTCGTCATACACGCGCACCAAGACGCCCGGCCCGGAAAGCTTCACGGGTTGCCCCTGGATGTCCTGCGCGTCAAGCTTGAAGGATGAATCAACCAACTGCATCAAGCGGTACTGCAGGCGGGCGTCAATCACAAGCCCCGTGTCAGGGTCTTCGATTTCTTCGCTTTCCCGCAGCAAGATTGACGTATAGCGCCCGTCATTGTCATAGGCCCATGACAGCACGTCTTCGGCGTTCACCGCCCACATATAGGGTTGGCCCCGGTCTTCCGCCTGCGTGGTGCCCGCCACGGGCGGCGCATCCATGACAACCGCCCGCTTGCCCTGCGCCAACATCAACGGCAACACGTCCAGGCCCAAAAACGTTGCCATGCTTGACTTGAATTTGTCCACGTCCTTTTCCATCGCATCCAGATAGCGCGGGTCGCCGTCGCGCTGCACTTCCGGCATCTTCACCATCAGGGCATTACGGATGATATTGATAACTGATTTCGCGTGCGCGGGGTTGTATGTCAACCGCTTGCGTTGCTGGTATTCATGTTCGTCTTCCCGCTTCGAATAGCGATACAGGAAGGTAGAAATGAAGTCTTCCCCGCCTTCATAGGCAAGCCGATACTTCGACCAAAGCCCGTGCATGCGTTCCCATTCGGGGTGCCGCATCTTGATGATTTGGGTTTCCCGCTTGTCATCCCGCCCATACCGGTAATCAAGCGGAATGTTCACGCCTTTTGCCGAAGTCGAAATGTGCCCGCCAATGGGCAGTGTCAAAGGGTGCCCCTGCTGTTGAATTGCCATTTGCCTTTGCCCCTATTTCAAAACGGGCTTTCCATATCGCCCGCACCCGCGCCCCCCAACAATTCACGCGCCCGCCGCA